CGGCCCGCAGTCGTTCGCTGATCCCACCATCCGTCGGCGCGCCTGGGCGCCGTGGCCAGCACGTCATCCAACGGCACGGTGTAGGCTCCGTAACAATCCACGATAACGCCAAACCGGCGCACAGACGGGTATTCGGTCATCCCTCTCCTCATAGGTTGGCGGCGGGGCAGCGCGTCAGACCCTGCCCCGCCACCTAGCGCGGGAAACCCGGCAAGCTATGGCGTCGTGAGGTCGGCGATCAGACCTGAACTGGCCTCGTTCTTCGCCGCCAGCGTGTACTCGCCGATCAGGAGCCGCTTCTCGGCGTCGCCAGTTTTGGCCAGCTCGATCTGCCGGATCGGCCGCAGCCAATCGATCGACCAATATGACCAGTTGAGCAGCAACGCGTCTCTGGTCCGCATGAACCTATTCGGAATCACGCGCACCGTGTGGAAGTCGCCGACGTAGACATCGACCGTGGCGACTACCTGCTTCTCCATCACATCCACCATCTTCGTGGCGTTGCCGGTGAAGCCCGAAACGACGGCCTTGTTGCTGGCGCCCACCATCAGCACGTCGAGGTCTTCCGAGCTGTTGGTGTAAACGCTCGCCATCACCGTCTTCAACATGCTCTCCGTGAATGCTCTTTGCGTGCCATCGACCCGGGCGTCGGTGCCGTCACCCGTTGGGTTGGTCCCAACGTGGCTGACGTTGGTCTTGATCCACGACAGCACGCTCGCCAGTTTCGGTGCCGTCGCTGCGGCGCCCGTCACCTTGGCCTGGTTCGACAAGCAGATCGCTTCTATGTCGATCTTCAACTCCTTGGCCCGCTTGGTCATCTGGTAGGCGAGTTCAGTGCGCCGGCCCGCCTTGTTTACGGCATCCAAGGTGCCCGAGATGATCACCTCTTTGCGGCTGATCTGGGTTCTGTTGCCCAGGCGCGCCGTGACGGAGGCCGCGGTGAAAGTGGCAATGTCGTCGCCCTGGAACTGGGCGTTGGCAGTATTGGCCGCCGCGAGAGTATCGGTTTGCCATTCCTACGCTGTTACCCCGGCGATTGCTCGCCGTGGGCCGGTCATTTCTGCCGGCCTCCCCGCCTCTCGGTCGGGGGTCGGACTCTATCATCACCGTCATTTCAACGGCGTCTGGCGTATTAGTCTCTGAGGATTCTTACAGGTTACCGTTACGCTCCCGTTTCAGAGCCTTGATCTCCGCGATCGCGCCCAGCTGCTCCGGCGTGTATCCGCGCGTCATAGGCGCGTCCAGCCGTGATTCAATGAACTGAAGCAACAGTTCAGCCTCTCGCCGTTTCGTGACGAGATGAGGCAGCAGGAGCATTAACAGCGGTTTCATCCGCTTCATGCCCCTCACCTGGAGAACCCAACGGGTTTTCCAGTTTGGCTGATTTGTAACTGTGCGCTCAGTCCAATGCCGCCCCACCTCGATCCTGTCAAATAGGGTGTCGAGATGGTCGCGGGTCACCTTGCACGTCGTGGATATCGTCAACTCAGGAACGAGTTGCCCATTGCCGTTATTGCTCTGCTTTTGAACGGCGATACATCCATCGCCATCCGTAAGCCCAGCTAACCAGCAAATATCCTGTAGTCTTTCCTGCGGATTGCCCATTGGTCCATCCCGCTGATTTTTGCCTTGGAAGCACAGCAGGCTTTAGGGTGTTCCCGCATATAGCCAGATTTAACCTGCACAAATGGTGGTTAATGCAGGACTGCGTCTGCTGTTCCTCTCCCGACATTTGATGTGAACGGTGTATCCGATGGGCTCAAGTTGTAGATCATGTCGCTCAGGTCTTCCCTGAGCCCCTGCATTCCCGGACTGCCCGAGAATGTCGTCGCCGTACCTGTAATAATTGCCATTGATTAGGCTCCATCAGAGGGATGGCCGGCGCTTCACAGCGCTGGCGGTGCCGCTTGCCTAAGGCGGTGTTGGCGGTGTCACAGAACCTCCAGGAGGTAGCTGATTGCATCGCGCTCGCTGCCGCTCTTGCGCAGGGCGGCCATCTTCTGCCCGCGGCGCTGGGCCGCCTGGGTATCGCCACGTTGCCGCGGCGCACCGGGCGGCTGCACCTGGGGGGCTGCGCCGTTACGCTTCGTCTCGGCCTGCCGGCGGACTTCTTTGGTCCGGTCGGCCCGCATCGCCTCGTCGACCACGAGGAGCACGCGATGATCCACCACCTGCCCGATCTCCTGGTCGCTGAAGCCCTTGGCGTTCAGCCAGGCCCGCATCTCAGCCACCTTCTGCGGCGCCTTTTGCGGGTCGCCGAAGTCGGGGAGGGCCTCGATCAGGCGCTGTTGCTCGGCTTGGCGGACTTGCGCGAATTGCTGGGCCTGCGCTTGCTGCGCCTGCTGAGCCACCCGTTGCAGTTCGCCTTGGATACCGCCGATGCGGCCGCGCAGTGCGTCGCGTTCCGCGGTCAGCCGGACATAGTCCGCCGGCTGCTCTGAGGCCAGCCGTTGCCAATCGATCTCGGCAAACTTCTGGGCCTCGGGCGCAGCCACAAACAACAGTTGCTGAAGGTTGCGAGCGTAAGCGTCGCGCTCGTTTTGGATTTCCTGAAAGGTGCTTTCGAGCGCTTTGCGATGTTCGGCTATTTCCTGGGTTTTCTGGGTAAAGGCCTTGTTCTGCTCGCTCTCCCGCCGGGCGATAACCGCCTGGGCTTCGGGTGGGAGCGCCCGGAACACTTCCTTGTCTGCGTTACTCCAACTGTTAGGCGGCTCTACACTCTGATGGTCCGCAACATCGTCGCCTTGGTCGGCGGCGTTGTCCGGGTCGGGTGTGTAGTCGTCGTCCTCCTCTTCCTCGCTGGGGGCCGGGTCTTCCGGTCCAGGCCTGGGATCGGGCCCAGGCTCCTCCGTCTCCGCCGGCACATCGGAGGCCCGGTTGGGCTGGTTCCGTTGCGGCGGCGGTGGTCGCTTCGCGGGCCGCTCGTCCAGCAGGCCCTCAATGCCCGCCATGACGTCGGCTTCCGACATCTCGCGGCCCGGCGCGGGCACAAACTGCTCGCCGCCGCCGGGCTGGCCGGTGTCGCTCATCTATTCCATCTCCGGGAAAGCCGGCGCTTCACAGCGCTGGCGGTATTTGTGTTAGACGACCTTGGTCGGCTTCAGCTTAGCGATGCTCTCCGGCCGCTTGTGGCGCACCGCTTCGCCGAGCGCATCGTGCGCCCACTCCAGCGCCTCGGCCGACACCAGGCCGGTCTCGACCTCCTGCACCAGCCGGCGCAGCGCCCGCACCAGAAGCTGGCGGTTGGTAAGACCGAGCACGTTCATTGCCGCCGCTCAAATCGCACGCTGTCTGCATCAATAGCGACTACGTAATCAGGCATTAGCTCGCCCGGGGGCACAGCATCGAAATGTGACGACGCGGCCTCGATTACCAACTGATCGTCAACCAGCATATGCTCGACCCTAAGCGGTACGAGTTCAGCACATACGCGTTGAACCCCAGTAAAGTCGCGACGCAGCATGACCGCCGAAATTCGGACACGCCCAAACCGACGTTCAGCAAAAGCATCAGCAATCATTTCCGCCCCGCCATGCCTGCGTTCGCGATCATCACCCTGAGTTCGGCCCGCAGCGCTTCCACCGCCCAATGCAGCCGGTAGGCGGCCTCGCGGCCAGCCTCGTCGCCGGCCGGCGTGTTCCGCCAGGTCTCGATCAGCTTGCGCTCGACCCGGTGCAGGGCCTCGTGCAGCACCGGGTTGTCGAGCAATTTGCGGGCTTCCTCGCCCAGCTCGCCCGCAGCCTCCGGCGGCGCCTGGGTCGAGGCCCACGGCGTCGGCTGCCGCCAGTACCATTCGGTTAGGCGGTTCAGCCGGCCTGAGACGGTCACTCCTCAGATGCGCCCAGCAAGCCGCCGGCAGCCAGCGGCGGCAGGATGCCGTATTTGCGCCGGATCTCGATGATCGACGGATCGTAAACCGCGATCTCCTGATGCTTGTATCCGGCCGGGCTGTAATCCAGCACAGCCGCATCGTGGCCGCGTTTCCTGGCTTCTTCGGCTATGGCGGCAGACCATTTTTGCCATTCCGGCAAAGTTGGCGAGTTTTTGCCCAGCGCCAGCATCCCGGCTTCTGGCGGCGGTATCCCCAGCGCTTCACCCGAAAGATCCGATTTAGTGCTGGTACGCCAATCAGGCGCATGTTCAAGGGCAAGCGGCGTCTGAACATTCAGGTCTACTTCGTAACGGTGCGGTCCGGCCTTTGCCACGGCCGGATCAGTCGAAAAATACAACGCTTGCCCCATCAGACCGGGATCGGTCGAACTCCCAATTTTCGCTGAATCAAACTTTGTGAAATCATTTGGACTGTAGTGATAAGCCCGGATCGCGCCGGTCTCGTCGCGCATTAACGCCGGGATCGCGCCGGCCGCCTCGCGCGCCAGCGGCGCCGCACCCCGCAAGGCCGCGCCGCCCGCCTTCAGCGCCGGATAAGCCAGCGAAGCTGCCTGCGCCGCACCCCATGCGCCCTGCCCAAAGGCCGGCAGATACTCGCCACGCTGATAGGCCTTGTATGCCTGCGACATATCCTTGCCGCCCGACATCTCGTAGAGCAGTTCGAGCGCGTCAGGCGGCTTCTGCGGTGTGTAGGGATCGACCCCGCCTTGGCGGTTCTGCAGCGCCATCGGTGCGCCCTGGTCCTGCTCCTGGCCCAGCAACTGTTGCAGCCAGTCGAGCACCGCCATCAGCCGGGCGGGCCGCCTTGCCCGTTCGGCACCCGCGGCGTCTGGTCGTAGGCCCCGGCGGCGTATTTCAGCTCGATCTCTTTCAGCTTGGCCTCGCCCTCGATCTTGACCCGAGCCATGCCAACCGCAAGCTCGTGCTCGGCCTTGGTGCGCTCCAGCTCCACCTCGAAGTTGGCCTTCATCGCGGCCATCTCTTTTTCGTGGTTGAGCTTCTGCTGCTGGATCAAGGCGTCCATCTGCGCCTTCTCGTTTAGGAGCTTCTCGGCCGCCTGCGCCTTGATGATGATTGCCTGGCTGTTGGCCTGAGCCTTCATCTGCTCGGCCTGGATGCTCGCCTGTGCCTTCATCATCTCGGGGCTCGGCTGCGGCGGCGGTGGCGGCGGCGTACCGGGCGGCGGGCCTTGGCTCGGATCGGCAAAGAAGCTCGACTTGAACCCGGCATTCTCCTGCAGCGCCTTCAGCGCATCGAACACGTTCTGCGCATAGACCAGCGGCCCGCCGACGCCCTGCTGCTGCTGCACGATGGTGCCTTGCAGGCTGATGATCTGCATCAGGTGCTGGAGTATCTGGTCGCGATTTCCCGTGCCGAGCCCCACCGACACCGTCACCGGCATTTCCTGGCGCCACTGCCGCGGGTCGACGCTGAGCCAGCCGCCGGTCACCCGGATCACCCGCTCCTGCTGCTGGTGCCGCTGCACCAGGCGCATGACCCCGCGCATCAGCTGCTCGACCCCGTGCGCAAAGATCCGGGCAAACAGCTCGACCCGCTGCGCCGCAGCCTGCTGCAACAAACTGACGCCGGTCGCCGTCTTGTTGAGGTCGTCCGGGTTGATCCCCTGGTTGTGCCGC